CACGACTCAGACGGGCCAGCGAAAAGAAGCGGACCGTGAAGAAACGCACTTCCTGACTTCGCGCAGCCTGTCACGGCTGCTCCAAAGATACCTTTTTACACGATGAGTTGCCATCTATATTAATACCTTATTTTGCCACAGCTCCGAACCGACGCCACGCAATGATCCTCAACGGTCTCTTCGAGATCCTGACCACCACGCCGGGAGTGGCGAGCATTCTCGCGCCTAGTCCCAACTCGCCCGCTGGCACCGGCGTGTATTTCAGCTTGGCAGCAAAGGGCACGCTCAGACCATATCTCGTGATCACCGTCGTTAGCAGCGCCCCTGCGGACAAAACGTTTGAGGGCTCGACGGCGCTAGTCGCCGCCCGCTTCCAGTTTGACTCGTACGCCGACGACCAACTTACCGCGCGCGCGCTGATCAAAGCGGTGCGCGAACTGCTCGAGGACTTCGCCGGCCCGCTACCCGAAGGCACCATGCTTACCATGATCAACGTGAACGACGATCTAGACGGACCCTATGAGCAAGGCGGCAAGGGCTATCTCTATCGCTGCATTTTGGACATGAGCGGTTTCTACCAGGAAGCCAACTAGATCTTGCTTACCCAATACAACTTCTCGCAAGCGCCCGATGGGAGCCGCGTGGCTTTCACTTCGCCCATCGCGCTTACAGCGAATACTCCGGTCTTTCGCAATGGCATCTTGCAGGGAACCGCCGACTATTCCTTCAGCGGCTTCACCGCAACGTTTACCGCTGCGCCGGCGAGCGGTGACAATCTCGCCATACTCGGGGATTCCACACTATTTGCCGGCAGCTTCAGCCAGACGCCCAACGGAGTTCTAACCGCCTTCACTGCATCGCTGGCCATTACCGCGACCACCATGGTGTTCCGCAATGGCGTATTGCAGGGGCCGGCCAACTATTCCTATTCTGGATTCACCGCTACATTTGCCGTGGCTCCGGCGACGGGCGACAAGCTTGCATTGTTATTTGACTCGGGCCTGGTGGCGTATGCGTTGAATCCCGTGCCCGATGGCAGCCGGACGTCTTTCACCGCGCCGGTTGTTGTGACCGGCAACTCGGTCCTGTTCCGCAATGGAATACTTGAAGACAGTGAGGATTTTTCTTCCAGCAGCGCTACGGTAACTTTTGTTGCGGCGCCGGCAATCGGCGACAATCTGACATTTTTGCAGGCTGGAGGAGCTCCGCCCGCGCCAGCTCCGGCCTCCATTGCCTATCCAGGCTATGGATCCAGCCTCAGCATGTCGCTCGACGGCGGCAACACTTTCACGCGCATCGCTCAACTCAAGATCATCGAACCGCAAGGTTCAAAGCTCACACTGGTCGATTCCAGCACCATCAGCGATCCCGACAATTATCTCCGGCCGCTAGCCGTGCGCGTCGACGCCGGCGAGATAGCGATCGAAGGCGTCGCCATTCCTTCGGACAGTAGCCAATTGAGTCTAGCGACCGCCCAGTCACAGCTCCAGCTCAATTCATTCCTGGTCGTTCTCACCGATGGCACGCAGTATGTGTTTCAGGCCTGGGTCAGTGAATACCAACCCTTCAAAGTGCAGGTAAAGAATGCCATCACATTCTCGGCGAAGCTGACCGTGGTTGGCGGCGGACTGTCCCAGGCGCTGATCTTTGGAGGCTTCGATCCCGCGGCATTCGATCCCAACGCTTTCTCAACTTTGTAAGCAGCACACCCAGCAGTAAATCAATCGACCTAATTTCAGAGGAGGATTACCATGACCACCGTTGCATCTCCAGGATATGGCTCTAATTTGAGCTACAGCGCTACCGGCTATTCCGGAATGACCAGGATTGCCCAGCTCAAAACCATCAACCCCGATCCGGGCGAAGCCCAGACGGACGACATCTTCAACCTCGACAGTCCGAGCATCGCCGAAGAGGTGCTGAAGACGACGGTGAAAACCGGCAAACTCAGCCTGCAGGGTGTCTACGATGGAACCAATGCAGCTGGGTACAGTGCGCTGCTAAATCAGCTCTACACCGCCGGACAAGCGGCTCAGGGCTACTGGCAGATCACCTTCACGGATGGATCCACCATGCAGTTCCGTGGTTACATCACCAAGGTGCCGATCACGCTGGAAGTCAAGAAGGCGATCACGTTCTCGGCGGACCTGATGATCACCGGTGCGGTGGCGTTCACTTCGTAATCTCAGCACCGTAATCGTAGGACCGTTAACACAGCGCGGGGCATCCTCCTGGCCCCGCGCACTCCCGTATTTGGAGGTAACTCCCTCATGAATGAGCTACTGCGGCAGGAAATCATTCCAACGGTCATGGTCAAGTTAGGCGACAAGGAGTACCCGCTTAACTTTCCCATGGGCGTGGTGCTGCTCTACAAACAGCGCACCGGCGATAATCTTTGCCAGACCGATACCTGGCACAAGATCGCGCCGGCGGAAGACCCAGACCGATTCCTTGCCTGTTTGTGGGCCGGACTGCATCGCTACGACCCCGCCAGCAAGAAGTTCGTCGAAGTTCTTTCTTACGATGACTTGGGCGCACTGATTCAAATTTGGGAGGCCGCCGAAATCACAGTGGCGCTCGCGAAGGCGCTTACTCTACATTTCCCGACGGAGAAGAAAGAGCCGGACCCAAACGGGCAGGCGCCGGAGAAAGCTCCGGCGAGAAAGCTAAAAAGGGCAGACCCCGCAGCATAACGGAGCTGTGGACGATCTGTCGCTCGGACCTGGGCCTCAATGAAGAAGAGTTCCTCACGTTCGCGCCGATCGTGATCGAGCTTCTGCTGAACCGCAAAGCCGAGCAGTTGGCGGAACAATATCGCCAGAGTATGCATCCAGCGGCCCTGGTCTCCTCCACACTGCTTAACATGTTATCGGACCGGGAGAATCATCCGGAACCCTGGACCATGGCTGAAGTTCTGGGAGGCAAGTCAGAAGCGCAACAGGAGATGGAGGATTTTGTGGACAAGGTTCAAAGTGGCGAGAAGTTCGAACCGCCGCCGCCGGAAGTAATGGAAGTCTTCAAGAGGCGCCTCGAAGGGAAAGCCTAGCATGCTGGACATCACCGGCAAACCGATCGAAGAGGGAGCGGCGGTGCAGCTTCTCTGTACCGTGCTTGATGTTGATGAGGAGCGGGGCGTCACTGTGCGGGTCATGAATTCGGAGATGCAATTACTGGTCCTGCTGCAACACGACGAAGTGCTCGGCGTGCGAGCAGCATCCGAATTGCTCGTGGTAAGAACGGCGCAAGAAATGCAGGAATCACTTCATGGCTGACGGGTTCACAGTCGAAATCAAAGGCCTGGCGGAGACGGCCAAAGCGCTACGAGAGATTCCAGAGAAGTTCGCAAGAAGCATTCTACGCGATGCATTGCGAGCTGGCGGAGAAGTGATTCGCGCAGCGGCGGAGGCCTCCGCCGCCTACCGCTCTAATACACCAGAACACCTGCGAGAAGATATCATCGTGCGCGTCTACCTAAAGCAAGATCTCAGCGGACGCGCCGTTATTGGACCGGGTTATTCCGGAGAAGGCACGGATGATCCTGGAGTCTACGGAAAGTTTGTCGAAGAGGGCCACAAAGAAGGCAAGCACAGCGCAATTGCAGAAGAACGAAAGCATGCATTGACCAAGGCGGAGCTTGGATCGAGCGAGGTGCCTGCCCATCCTTGGCTGCGACCAGCCTTCGAGGCCTCGGCGGAAGCTGCGGTGGCAGCAGTTGAGGCGGTTGTGGAAGTTGGGTTGTTGGCAGTGGCGCGGAGTTATGAAACGGGCTTGGTGAAATGAGCCGGGCTCGCGCCGACACGCCATAATTTTCACAGGGGAGATTGCACTCGGAGCGGAGTATAGTTTGAGTCCATTATGCCGTTGGGATTAAATCTTGCGGGAAAGAAGTTCGGACGTCTAACCGTCGTGAGCTTCATAAAGGGAGCCAGCGAAGGACGGCTGTGGCGCTGTCGTTGCGATTGTGGGGCTGACGTACAGGCCTTTGCTAAGCATCTTCTCGGCGGGCACACGAAAAGCTGTGGATGCTTGCGCAGCGATGTATCCTCCGCGACCCACTTCAAGGACATCACGGGCCAACGCTTCGGTAATCTCGTGGCGCTGCGCCCGACAGGAACAACGCCAGAGCAGCGCCACCGATGGTTATGTCAATGCGACTGCGGGAATCAGAGTGTCGTCGTAGGAAGCGCGTTAACCTTTGGCGCTATCAGGAGCTGCGGTTGCCTGAAAACCGCCGCAAATATTGCCAAGAACACCACGCACGGACTTGGGCACTGCTCTGAGTATCTAACATTCCATGCTGCGAGAAAGCGTTGCACCGACCCGAATAACATCAGCTACAAAAACTATGGCGGCCGTGGCATTAAGTTTCTTTTCGAGTCAGTCGAGCAGTTCTACGCAGAACTCGGCCCGAAACCAACCCCCGCGCACAGCATCGATCGCATCAACAATGACGGCAACTATGAGCCCGGCAATGTACGCTGGGCCACTCGCGCCGAGCAGCTTCGCAATCGCCGCCCCTCCCACAACGCTGCCTAAAAATACTCCAAGATCATGAGCGTAAGTGTAGGTTCGATAGCAGTCAGCCTAGGTATGGACACAGCCTCGTTCGATGCGGGGCTGCGGAAGGCTGCGGATGATGCCACGACGCATGTCGGGCGTTTATCCAGCAGTATGAGGCAATCCAGCCGCGAAGGTGCTGAGTCGCTACGTTTGATCGACGAAGCTATCGGTTTGCATTTAAGCCGTCCACTCACCCGAATCGTCGCGCAAATTCCTGGAGTTGGCTCGGCCCTGCAGGGCTTGCTCGGGGTCGGCGTATTCGGGGCCCTCACTGTCGCAGGAGTCGAGTTTGGAGAAAAGATAGCGGCAAGCATAGAGAAAGCCAGAAAGGCGCAAGAAGAACTGGCTGAATCATCGCAGAAAGTCAGGGAAACGTTTCAATCCACGATGGAGGGATACGGCAACCAGAGCGAGTCACTAAAAGCAAAAATCGCCTCACTCAGTGCCGAACAGGCTGGCAATCCGGTGCTTGCTGCCAGCATACGAGAACAAGCCAAGGAGACGGAGTTACTCACGCGGGCCATAGAGGAAGCGAAGACGAAGCTGAATGAGTTGGATGCGGCTAGCGAAAAAAATATGAGCGATGCCGTGAATGCCACGGGTTTATGGACGCGCTTTTGGGCTGGCGTTGCGGACCGATGGAATGAGGCGTTCTCGTCCCAAAGCTCGCTTGATACGGAAGCTCTGCAAGCTAACTTCAAAACTCTGAAAAATGACATCGACCACGCCTTTGACCTAGACCGGCTCAACAAAACACATACCGTGCTCGACGTCATCAATCGGGATCTCTTTCTTGCACAAGAATATCTGGCGGAAGCCGAGAAGAACGGGAACAAGGCGAGCGTAGCGATTGAAAACATGGCTATCAGTTTTCTGACAATGGCTAAGTCTCAAGCTACTGCTGCTATCGCAAATTCAAATGACGAGCAAAAAGCGCAACAAATGGAAGCGGCGGCTGAAGCCCACAAGAAGGCCGCTGAAGCGAATGAGCGCCTAATCCGCAGCATGGAAGAATCTGCCCGGGCAGCCAACCGGGAGGCCGACGGGCTGGTCAAGATGCTCCAAGCCGCCATGCCGGCGAAGGATGCGATTACTCAGCTAGATGACGCCTTCAAGAAGCAACTTAGCGGACTGCGCGAGCTTAGTCTCCTAGAAGGTCCCGTGGAAGCAGCCAAGCGGCTGGGCATGAGCATCGGCGATGCCACGGAGGCACTCCGCAAGTTCAATCTGGAGAAGGAATCTACAGCGCAGCTCGACGCCTATCTGCAGAAGGGAGTTCCGGGCGCACCGCCAGCGCAGCCTACCGCGCCTGCAATACCGCCCCCGGGCATGCTTGCAGCCACTGGCACGATGCTCGCACCGCCGCCAGCTACCAGCATTGCTTTGCCCACAGCTCCAGCAACGCCATCGCCAGCGCTCATTGCTCCGCCGCCGCCTCCGACCCCAGCTGCCCTGCTTATTCCGCCGCATCCAATTCCACCGCCGCCCACGTTGCTTGCTCCACCAGCCCCGCCCACGCCTGCGGCCCTGGTCGTTCCATCACAGCCCGCTGCGCCTCAGCCCGCGCTTGTCGGACCACCGACGCCGCCCACGCCGGCAGCTCTGGTCGTTCCAGGGCAGCCCGCGGCGCCGCCACCTGCGTTGCTTTCTCCGCCAGTCGCGCCCACGCCGCCGGCCCTGACAATTCCGCCGCAGCCCGTAGCACCATCACCCGCGCTCATTGCTCCGTCGCAGGCGCCCACGCCGGCAGCGCTGGTCATTCCGCCGCAGCCAGTTGCGCCTGCCCCGGCGCTGATTGCTCCAGCGCAGCCACCCACGCCCGAGGCTCTTACGATTCCAGCGCAGCCTGTGACACCGTCGCCCGCGCTCATTGCACCGCCGACACCTCCAACTCCTGCGGCCCTAACAATTCCGCCGCCGCCTGTGGCGCCGCCGCCTGCGTTGCTTTCTCCGCCGGCCGTGCCCACGCCGGCAGCGCTGGTCATTCCGCCGCAGCCAGCAACTCCGCCTCCAGCCCTGATTGCGCCACCTCAGCTGGCAACTCCGGCGGCCCTGGTGATTCCGCCGCAGCCAGTTTCGCCACCGCCAGCGCTTGTTGCTCCACCCGCTCCGACAACTCCGGCCGCCCTTCTTATTCCTCCGCAGCCCGCGGCGCCACCGCCTACCCTGATTGCGTCAGCGACTCCGGCTTCTCCGGCGTCAGTGGAGCAAGCTGGACTGGCGGCTGTTGGTCCGCCGGCGCCGCAGGCGCCGTTCTCGCCTTCGACGCCTTTTAGTTTTGGTCCAGCGCCGGCGCCTGCTGCACCGCCTACACCGGCGGCAACAGCTACGACGCCCAGCGCGCCTTCGCCGGCTCCGACCTTGGTGTCGTCCACTTTGCCGCAGCTCCCACAATATGGAGGTTCCGCAGCCGCCGGTGTCGCCACGATGCAGGCTGCGATCGACAGCTTCGCGCACGATACCCAGGCGCAGACCAAGCTGATCGGCGATGCTTTCACTGCTTCTTTGACGCCGCTCGACAAGTACAACCTCGAAGTTGCCAAGATAAAGATCGCATTCGAAGGGCTGGCTCCCGCTCTGCAGGGTACAGCCGCGGCGCAAGCGGCCTTCGACGCCGAAATGCGGAAAGCCTCCGATGAGCTGCTGAAGGCGGACGATCACATCCACAAGCTGCAAGAGGATATGCAGAAACTTCTGGAACGCAGCACCTCGGCTGCCGCTGGATTCAAGGCTTTTACGATCGGAATCCAAATTCAAGGCTCGGAAAATGGAAAGTTCGTCTTCGATATATTGAACGATGGCTTGAAGGGCTTCGAGGACAACCTAGTCTCCATGCTGGAAGGCGGAAAGGCTCACTGGCAGGACTACTTCAAACAGCTCGAAGGCATGGCGATGAAGTTCGCGATCAACAAGACATTAGGGATGATCGCGGGCGATATTATGACGCCGCGCCAAGGCCAAGGAGGACCCGCAAGTGTAGCGGCGGGTGGGCCCGGTTCTCTGCCTGGAGGGGGCGAAGGCGGAGGCATTGGCAGCACGGTTTCGGAGATTCCTCGCCTAGCGCTTTCCATGTTTACAAAAAATCCCATGGGAGAGGCTGCCAGCGGTGTTGGCGCTACATCGCTAACTACCGCTGGTACGACGTTGACTACGGCCGCGACAATGCTGCAGACGGCGGCGACCTCGCTGCAGATGGGGGGCGCAGGCGCCGGTGGCGGCGGAGGCTTCGGCAATATGCTCGATCTTATTCCGCATGCGGCCGGCGGCGACGTGACCCCGGGCCAAGGCTACATGGTGGGAGAGGAAGGACCCGAACCTTTTTTCCCGAAAGAAGCGGGCACGATCATGCCGAACTCGGCCATGGGCAAGACAGGAACGCACCACACTTATAACATCGATGCGCGCGGCGCGGACGCTGGCGTTGAGGCTCGCATCATGCGAGCCGTAAGAGTTATGTCGCAACAGTCTGAACAGCGAGCGGTGACGACCACGGAAGAGCGCAGCAAGCGAAGCCGAGCCTAGCGAGATGCACTGATGATGGCAGCGACGATAATCGCTGATGGTATTCCCACGGCGAGTAGTGCTACCGACAATTTCAACACGAAGACGATCAAGTCGGTAATGCTTACGGTTCTAGCCCAGTTGGGGGGCGCGTCGTTAACGTCGGCGCTCGGGCCAAATAGAGATTTCTTGGCCACCGGCATATCTATCTTCTCCATAGCATCCCTCCTGTGGCCCAGCATTTTACCCTAACCCACAAACTCCGCGCCAATGGCCCTAACGTGCGGGCGAACAGAAAGCATCATTTCTCGTGTCGATCGTCTATCCTCTAAGTCTCCCGGCGGCGCCTGGCTTTCGCACGTTCAAGTTCTCGCACTACGATGCGGTGGGCGAAGTCGTCTCCCCATTTTCGGGCCAAGCCCAGGAACAACAATGGCAGGATCAGCACTGGGAGCTTGACGTCGCTCTGCCGCCGATGCTGCGGGCTACCGCCGCGGCCGGACAATGGATAGCCTTCCTGGCGGCACTGCATGGGAAGTTCGGTTCCTTCCTGGTTGGCGATCCCTCCGGCGTCGTGCCCCTTGGCTCAGCGGCTCTCGGAGCCGGCTTCACTACTCCGCTGGTCAATCTAACCCTCTTAGGTATAAGCACGATCTCCCGCGCCAGTGGCATTGTAACGGCCACCATTCCAGCCACTTCCTCGACGGTACTTCCATTCAGCAATGGCTCGAGCATTTCCGTGCTGCTCGTTGCCGACTCTTCCTATGACGGCTCAAGCTTCACGGTAATTCAGATCACACCGGTCCATAGCGGCATTCCAGCAAGACTCATCGCCTACCAGGTGCAGTGGGTACAGGGCGGCGCCAACAGCAGTTCTACCGGAGGCTATTTGGGCTCGGCGCTGGGCGTTCCCTCGGGGGTTAATTCACTGCCCACCAAGGGCTGGGCGGTGAACTCGGCCGGGGTTCTGCTGCGCGGCGACTATCTGCAGGTGGGCTCGGGGACCACTCAGCGCCTTTATCAAAACATGAGCGACGCCAGTAGCGACAGCAATGGCTTCGCCACGCTCGACATCTTTCCTTGTGTACGCGAGCCTTTGTCCACCGGTACTCCCATCACGCTACTGAATACTGCCGGCTGCTTCCGACTCGCCGACAATCGGCGCACCTGGGAAGTCGATCAGAACCGCGTGTGTGAGATCAGCTTCAAAGCCAGGGAGGCCATTTGACGCAGCCAGCGATCGAAGATATTGCCGAGTGTGCTTATGACGCCTTTCTGCGGGCCGCGGGCGATTACTTGCCGCCCACCCCTCAGATGTGGGACCAGCTTGCTCCCATTGTGCGCCAAGCGTGGATCGAAGCGACTTATGCCGCACTCCGCAAAGTGGGCAACGCATAGATGCCGAATCTAAGTCCTGCGGTTGTGGCTGCGCTGGAGTCGGCGCAGATCAGGCCCGCATTTTTTGTACAGATCGTCTTCGCCAGCGAAACGGTCTGGGTTTGGGGCGGCCTGGGTACGATCGCTCCCATCGGCCCAGCCTACGATCCGGCCGCAACCTTTCCCTATGGGCAGGAATGGACCGGGCTGGGCTGGCTCGGTCAGATCGAGAGCATTCCCCAGACCACTGAAGTCACCGCCGAAAACATCACGCTCACGCTCTCGGGTATCCCAGCCGAACTGCTTGGTGATGCCATCAATGCGGTACGGCTCAGCGGGAGCGCGACAGTCTGGCTTGCCTTTCTCGATGCGAATAACAACGTCATCCCGGATCCGATTCAGCTCTGGCAAGGCGAGACCGACGTGCCAACCGTGGTCGACGGAGCCGAAACGTGCACGCTAAGTCTGACGGTGGAGAATTCGCTGATCGCGTTAAATCTGGCCTCCAACCGCCGCTTCACGACGATCGATCAACAGCTCGATTTTCCTGGCGATACCGGGTTTGATTATGTGACAGCGATGCAAGATTTGTTCCTGCCCTATCCAGACGGGCTTCTAGCGAAGGCCAACATCAATTCCGGGAACTTAGATTCGGCTCCGACATACGTCAACGCGCTAACTATCAGCCCGAGCGGGGCGCAAAAGCTGAGCGTCGGCGGAACTCTCTCAATTACGGCCACAGGAATATTTGTCACCGGGCCCTTCGCTCCGCCGAGCGGTCCAGGCAATGAAAATGTCACCGCAGCCGGGATATGGAGCTCGAGCGACACGAGTGTCGCTACGGTCAGCAACGGCACTGGCGCCAATCTTTTCACCAGCACCTTCGGCACCGGCGGCGGCCTGATCACCGCTGTTGGCCCGGGAAGTTGCACCATCACGTTTTACTTCGGTCAGGCGAGCTGTTCGCTCACGGTGACGGTGACGGCGTGAAACGCCTTCTAAACTGGCCGGCACTCCTAGAAGCCCACCTCGAGGGAGCACGCAAGCAGACTTTCTCCTGGGGAAAATGGGATTGCGCTCTTGCTGCCTGCGACGCCATCAAGGCCATCACCGGAACGGATCCCGGAGCACCCTATCGCGGAAAGTATTCGACAGAAGGCGGAGCTGCAACACTGGCAGGTGCAACACTCGTCGCGTTTGGCGCATTTGTCGCAACTGCGACAGCAGGCCTCGCGATGCCCCAAGTATCGGTTCGACATGCACGCCGCGGCGACCTGGTGCTCTGCGATAACGGGACACCACAGGGAGCATTGGGGATTGTGGATCTGAGCGGGCGATATGCGGTCTGCGCTGGTGCCAAGGGACTTTTGAAGCTACGGATGAGCCGCTGGAAGAAGGCGTGGAGGGTTGGGTGATTAGCGATCGAACTTACTTACTTGATAGGCGCGAATTGCTTCGCTTTTAGATTCCGCATAGCCTTGCCACAGAATCATCTTGCCGTCTGACATCTGATAGTCCCAGGATACGGTCGGCCAGTCAAACTCCGCCATCGCATCTATGCAAAACTCGCCATAGAAGACGCGATACCTGGTTTTCATTCCACGAATTCTAACAGCTATAGGTGAGCAACTTGAATCTCATTGGCGGTCTGGCAGTGCTCTTTGTCGCGGCGTATTGGGAACTGACCTGGTGGGAGGAGCACTCCAAGCACTAATATGTCACGCACCGCTGAAGAAATCGGGATGATCGCCGGCGGGATCGGCATTGCTCTACTTGGCGTGCTAGCCGGGCCAATTGCCATCTTCGGGAGCATGGCCATCAACAACGCCCTGATCGGCGTGGGACTGACTACGACATTAGGCGGGGCCTTGGGGCTGCTGAATCCAGTCCCGAACACTCCTTCTGGAATCGGCTCGCAGGGTCAGTTGCCGATCGAGATCCCAAACCCGCTCTGGCGGATCGTCTATGGGATTTTTCAGTACTCCGGGGCCATCACTTTCGAGGATGCTCCCATCCTCGATTGGACCGGCACCCAGAACGGTACAGCCTGCCAGAATCAATACGTCCAACGGGTGCATACGCTCACCGCGCATCAGATCGCGGGCTTCCTCGCGGTGGTCATCGATGGGCAGACCTACAACTTCGGAACGGATCTAGTGTTAATAACGAGCTCCAACTATCAGGGTGGCCGGTTTCCCATTGGCATGTGGGGATTTACTAACCAGGCCAATCCATGGACAGGGCAGATCTATTTTGCTTTCGATCCGGGTGACCCTGGCTATGGCGCGCAGCCCTTTCCGCTTCTAGAAGCGGGAGCGACCATCCCTACACCGCTGAATCCGAGCATAGTCGTCGGTTCAAGTCGCTGGACTTCGAGCTGCTTTCAAAGAGGCCGCGCCAAGGTGCAGGTCCTTTTACAGTACCAGCCCTCAAATCAAATAGAGGAATACGGCCCCAGCGGCGGCTCGCCCCAGCCTTACGTGCTAGGCTCCGGTCGCATCCCGAACATCGAATTTAAGATCGCCGGACGCTTAGTTCTCGATCCGCGCATCGTCACCGCGTGGCAGCCTCTGACTGAATATCCCCAGTGGAGCTACATTCTTACCCCGCCAAACTCGTTCGGCGTGCAGGCCATCTGGATCAATCAGACGGCTGGTACGAGCGGATCCACTTCGCCGGCGTTTTCTGGACTGACTTCGGAGACTGATGGCGGCTGCTTGTGGGCGAATGGTGGTAGCCCGGTATTTGTGGCTGGGAGCGGAAAAACGTCGCTGAATAATCCCGGCTCAAATAAATTGGGCGGCCCGGGCGGCGCCATTCTGATTGCCGATGCCTGGCAGGGTGGAGTGGCACTTTTAGGAAAACAGGTGATCGAGGCTCCGATCGGTTATTTTCAGCAGTCGCAATCCGGATTCACGCCGGGCGCGACTCGGCCAACTTTCTCGACAACGCTGGGCGGGTCAACCTCTGACAATGGCGGCACCTGGCGCTGCCTCGGGCGATCTCCCTACGCCACCTGCCTTCCCGACGATGATGGCACACAGAACCAGGGCGGCTTCGCCAATCCAGCGTTGGTCATCGCCGACTATCTCCAGACGCCGCGCAACCTCTTCGGGCTGGGTGCGGTCCTCACCGCTGACAGCATCGAAACGGTAATCGCCGCGGCCAACATCTGCGACGAGCCGGTGGTCATCGAATACTTCCCTTCCGATGGAACGTCACTGTCTGAGCGCAGCTTCGCGGCCAATGGGTGCTTTGAGTCGACCAGTGCCTATGGCGACGTCCTGAAGTCACTTGCGCTCTCCATGGCCGGCTTCGTGGTCCCACCCGGCGACTGCTGGCGCATCTATGCCGGCAGCTACGTGCCTCCGGAGGTGACATTGGGCGATGGGGACGTGCGCGGTGCCATCAAGGGAGACTTTAGACTCTCCGCGCGCGACACCTGCAACGGGGTGAAGGGCCAATACATTCCCTCGTTCCTTCCGATCAATACTGCGGGCCCGCTAGCCAGCTCGCCGGCGAGTCCCGCATGGAAGAAAACGGATTTTCCTCCCGTCCAATCCGCCGCCTATATCGCGGAGGACGGCGGCATCATTATCTGGAAGGACATCACACTAGATTTCACGATCTCGCTTTGGATGGCGCAGCGCATTGCAAGCATCGTGCTCGAGCAGCTCCGCCGCCAGGTCACGGTCTCGCTGCCAGCAAAGGTGTCGGCATTGCAGCTCGGCGCCGGCCAGACAGTGAACTTCTCGCATGCGCGCTGGGCCTCGATCACGCCGCCGCTTCCCACCGTCTTCCAAATCGCACACACTTCGCTGCGCACCGACAAATCCAACGACGTGCCCACGATCGGCGTCGATTTGGTCCTGAGGCAGACTGACGCCAGCGTTTATGAATTCGAGGCGCCCAGCGCGACGAGCCAGTACGGCGATTATTCGCCCTACGGAGTCACGGGCGTTGGCGCCGGCAACGTGGAATAGCCCAATGAAAGATCCTAACTACATCGAGCAGGCCCTGCTGCCTCCGTTTTACCGGCAGGTTCCGCGGCCGCCCGACGGCTGGCCGGATCGCACCACACCCGAAGCGCTGAAGAAAGCAGCCGACATTGCGCACACCAATTCAGAAGCGCTTCGCAAGTCCAACAACAGTCTGGTTTTGCAGGTTCTTCATCTGCAGGGCGAGGTCAAGACCGCCCGCAACTGGCGATGGGGAATAGTCGCCAGCCTTCTTGTCGGCATTTTCCTCTTACTGCTCGATCTTGGGTTGCACGCCTGGTTGCACAAGTAGTCCGGCGTTTAGGGCCGATAGCAGCTGATCATTGTGTGTTTGGCGTCCTGCAGTTTCAACATGCACTGCGCGTCGGACGGCACCGTGATGTATCTAGTTCCGGGCGGAAGGACGATTGAACCCGGCGGCAGGCTTGCAATAGAAGGCGGCTGAAATGTTGCGGCAAACGTCGGCCGCGGCGGAGCCAGGTAAAGATCGAGTGCATACAGTCCGGCAAGACTTATGGCGAGAACGATTAGCGCAGCGGTGAACCCGGTCGCCGAAGCTTCCTCGAACTCATCGACCACATCCAGTTCGTTGTCGTCCATCCAATGCTGGTGATAGTCGTCTGAGATTTCCCAGCCGCGATGTTCTGTCTGCTCTTCTGACATACAAGCAAATTCTAAACCCGCCCCACAGGAATATCCCAATGAATCCTACTCAAAAACTTTTCCTCGATAAAGCTACCGCTGCGGCCCAGGTTTCCGGTTCAGCATTTCCAGCCATGGTCGCCGCGGAAGCTGCTCTTGAATCCGAGTGGGGCCGCTCGCTGCTTGCGCTCCAGGACAACAACCTTTTCGGCGTCAAGGCCCACGAGCACCCCGATTACGGCATAGCGAAACTTCCGACCCGGGAATTTGAAGGCGGCACCTGGATTGAAGTAGCGGCAGCTTCTTGGGAAAAGTACCCGGACTGGGCGAGCTGCTTTGCAGATCGACTGGCCACGCTGCGCCGACTGGCGCCGCACTATCCGCACTACTCAGCGGCACTGCTGGCGCCCGACGCCGGCACCTATATCCGGGAAGTAAGCCAAACCTGGTCCACGGATCCGGCTTATCAATGCGCCTGTGGCCAGGCCTTCCTCACCGCCCAAGAAGTCAACGCGCACGAGCCTTCACACGGCACGACGCCTTGGGCAATCAAGCGCGTCCCCGGCCTTGGCCGCGCGCTGAAAGTGCTCGCCATCTACAAGGAATATCTCCAGTAATTCCGTGGTCGATTGGAACCCTCTCGACGTCGCCCTAGTTGATTGGATCCAATCGACCGTTTTCTCTCACAAATTCTTTCAACAAAAGGAGCAGTCAATGAGCAACAAAGTTGTCTCGATCTTAGAAGCAGCGGTGAAGGATTTTGGCAAGGGCCTGCGGATCATCATGCCCTATGCAGCTACTGCAGGCGAAGTGGCTGTGGCGGAATTCGCGCCGGCACTCGGCCCGCTATTCAACCAGACCGTCGCAGCCATCATCACGGCTGAACAGAGCGGCGCAGCAATCAAGGGCGGATTGACAGGGCCCCAGAAGTTACAAGCTGTCGTTGGACTCATGGGTCCGCTCATCGCGCAGGGATTGACCGATGCCGGGAAAGCAAACGATACGACCGCGGTGGAGGGCTATGTCAACTCCGTGCTGGCTGTGTTACAGGCAGCTCCAGCGCCGACGGCGCCGGCAGCGGCCTAGACACCGCTGCCTATAATTACAGGCAGGCATGATCCATTTCCCCACATCGGCACCGACGTCAACCGCGCCAGCGCGCGGAGGTGCTGCTGTGTGATCGAGCCTTAACAATCGAGACACACCAGAGGCCTCCGAACAGAAAATCCGGGGGCCTTTTTATTTTGCCGGCGTAGCTCAAGCGGAAGAGCAGCGGTTTCGTAAACCGCAGCGTGGGGTTTCGACTATCTCCGCCAGCTCCATTTTCGGAGGTTGGTCGGTAGTGTCCTAATAGTGCGTTGGCCGCTCATTCCGCCAAATTGAGAGCAGCAATATTTGGACTTTGTGCCAGAAGGGACTTGGCGATTTTCTGGCCTTCGAGAGGCGGGCGGGTGGTGAAACTAAAATTGAATATGCAATCCACAAAATACAGAGTTTTGCCAGTTGCGGTAATGGGCAAAGCTCAATGCTGAAGGCAAGTAAAGCCTACTTCGACTGCGAATGGGGGCTGATTGGCCCCCATTTGTATTTGTGCTTCCCGTTGCCAATATCTACTGGATGAAGACCACCTCCGCCTGGATGA